CCGTCTATCGCGTCCTTGTCCACCGGGTCGAGCACTCGCTGGAACAGATTGACGGTCTTCTGCGCTTGGATCGCCTGCCTGATCTCGATGTGGTCCTGCGCGTTCCAGAAAAAGAACTGCGCAAGCGAGGCATCGCTCGCCGTGATGTCAAAGAGAAAGGGGAGCGGAATGGCTGGCCTCCCGTCTTGCCTTGTGAAAAGCCGCCATGCGGACCTTGTCGCAAGTCTTGCACCGGCGATGTTCGTCTCCGCTCCAAGTATTTTCCGCGGTGAATTCGTGTCCTCTCTTGCAGTGAGTTTGCCTCGCCTGCCTTGCTGACGGACTATCGCCGCGAAGAACGTTCTCCCGATGGGAAACCGGCTCAAGGTGATCAGGATTTACACAGAGTCTGTTTCGACACACATGATCGAGCTCTTTCCCGTCCGGGACCGACCCTCGATAAAACAGATAGGCAAACTTGTATGCTTTAATCGAGCCTTGTTTATGCAAGCCGCGCCAACCGAATGGCGCAAACTGACCGTAGCCCCTGCCGTCTTCGCTGGCGGTCCACAGCCAACACCCAGAGTTCGGCTCGGGCGACACATGTTTCCAGAACCGCGCCTCGATTTCAGCGTCGGTCGGCGGCACTTTTCTTCCTGGCATTACTACTACTCAACTACTACTCACCGGACCTATTTCCAGTCGCCATGTCGTCGGTCGAGCGCCGCGTCACGACCTTGCCGAACACGTTATCGGGCAGGCCCTTCTCGTTGTGAGCGCCGAGCGCGAGCTGATCGGGTGAGAGTCCCATGTCGCGCGCGATGCCGTTCGGGGTCTCGACCAGCGCCGAGCCCTTCACGCAGTCGGACAGGAACGGATACTGCGGGTCTTCGTCGTGGGGTTTCTTGGGCATTGTGGTCTCCTAGATGTTATCTTCCCAGCCTTTGGCGAACAGGGCGCCAGTGGCGGCGCTTGAAGCATAGAACACATTGGTGCTTTCGAGCAAAAACTGCCCGGTTCGAGCATCATCCGGTACTGCACTGGTCCCATTGGACATGGGGGGCGGGTTGGTCGTGGATGTGATGTTGCCATAGTTATTGTTGGGCGCCGTCATGGCGCCGGCTGAAGCCGTGTGGTTTATCAGGACCAGGTCGATCGCCCCCGCCGTCGTCGGAACGAAATTCGCAACGGAAACGGTCGTCCACGTTGGTGTCGCGACGTTGCCAGATGTGCCGGAAATCATCGACGGAAGATTCGCAAGCGCATTGCCGCCGAACGTGCCGACCAGATACTGCGCCCGCCGTCCCTTCTGCATCATGTTGACAAAGGCGGGGCCGGCGCCGGCCCGGATTGCACCGACGCGCGCCTTGTAGGTGAAGCCCGATGGCATCGTGGGCGCGGTCGCAGATGCGCTCAGCAGGCCCGCCGTCGTGGCGGTCACCCCGTTGTAGATCACCCAGACGTAGTACCAGGTGTTGATTGCAAACGATCCGGTGTCGAGACCGTTGGCGCCGGCCGCGTTGGCGTTGATGTCGAGCGAGACGCCTTGGACGTTGATGGCGCCGTTGCTGGCGTTCCACAGCAGCACCTGGTCGGCGGTGACGAGGACGTGGCTCGCGGCCGTGCCGGAGGTCGTGTTGGTGATGAGAAGATTTTTGAACTCGGCCTGCACCGGCTGCGCGACCGATGGCAAGGTTGAATTCAGCATGATGAAACCGCCGTTGCCGCTGTCCAGCGTCGCGTCATAGGCGATCTCGTAATAGTTGCCGATGACGATGTTGCCGGCGCCCGCCTGCGCGCCGCCCGGCTGGAACAGTTTCAGCGTCGCGAGCGAACCAACCAGCAGCGTCACCGTGCCGGTCGAGGTCGCGGCGGCGTCGAACGCGAACCGCTGGTTCGGCACATACGCGGCCGGCGCGTTGACGTTGGTGCGCGGCGTGAGCGTGATGACGTTGGTGCCCGACGCCGTGCATGACATGGTGGCGGCGTTCCAGACATCCTGGAACAACTGGTCGATCAGCGCCACCGGCTGATTGCCGGCGACGAGATTGGCGAGGATGGTGCGGATCGACATGGTCAGCCTCCGATCGGGGCCTTGTTGCGGTAGAGTAGCGCGTAAGCGATGAGGGTGAAATCCGCGCTCGTCGATTGCAGCGTGACGCCAAGGAGCGCGCCGGTCGCGTTGACGTTCTGTCCGCCGAGCGAGAGCCCGACCACCGTGAAGGTGAGATTCTGCGCCGAGGCATTCTGCCACTGGATCACGCCCGCCGACGCATTGAGCCACACGATCGCGAACGTGTTGGAGGAGAACGACACCGCGACCGAGTTGCCACCGTTCTCGTTCTGCATGTCGACGGTGCCGGTGAGCGCATAGCCGCCGCCCGAATTGTCGGTCGCCATCAGGTAATGCCGGAACGCATCCTTGGTGATCACGAAGCCATCGCCCGACCAGAGTTTCGATTGAAGTATCTTGTTCAGAGACGACGACGGCGTTGCAAACAACCGGAACGCGTTGCTGCCGTCCGTGCCCCACGCGGTCAGCACCGAGTCGACCTCCTGGGTGGCCACATAGACGAGGGCCGAGACCTGCGAGGCGAGGAACCATTTCTTGCCGTCGAACACGGTGAGCACGTTGCGGAACTGGCCGGTGAACAGGTCCTGCACCGGCAGGAGCAGGCAATAGACCTTGATGGCGTAGAGCGTATGCACGGCCGCGCTCGGGGCCGTGGTCGGGTTGGCGCCCGTGATCGTGGCCTGCGCCTCGAGAAAGATGCCGTCGAGCTTGTCGCTGATCTTCTCGGCGCCGCCGCCAACCAGCGAATAGACCCCGCTCGAATTGCCGAATACCAGGCCGCGCCCATACGCCTGCACCGAGTTGGGCCAGGGCGTGCCGACCTGCGGGTCGATGTTCTGATTGTTGAATGTCGTGGTCGCGGGAGAGCCCGAGGTCTGCACGTTCGAGATGACGTTGATCGAGCTGTCGCCCCACACATACAGGAATCCGTTCGACTGCCGCGCCGAGATGAACGACCGGCGCAGGAACGAGTCGGTCGACGGAAACGAGCCGCCGCCGGACGCGCCCGAGAAGCTCGCACCGTTCGAGGGCGCCGAGAAGTTGCCCACCCCGAGATTGAACACCCAGGCGCGGCTTTGAAATATCTCGATCGCGTTGCCGGACAGGCCGAGCGGCATGGTGGTCGGCGTGCCGCCGTTGAGCCATGAGGGCGACGCCTGGCCGGGCGCAAATAGCGTCGTGCCGTCCCACGCCCAATACCCGTCAGGCGTCACCTTCGACACGATCAGGATGCCGGACGATCCCCACTGCGCCGCCGCCGGCAGTGTGCCGCCGCCATAGAACGTGCCGGGAATGTTCGAGATGACCGTCTGCACGCCGGTCGTGGTGTTGACCTGGGTGGCGGTGCCGTCAGAGAGAAAGAACGCGCCGAACGAGGTGGCCCCAATGTTGTAAAAGAACATGTAGATGATGGTGGTGCCGCCCGGCGCGGTAAAGAGCGCGGACCCGTTCGACGGGATAGTGCGCAGATTGCCGTCGCCCAGCGGCATGAAGTTTTCGAGCCACGAAAACTCCTCATCCTCGATCGCCGGCCGCTGTGCCTTGGTGTTGAGCGAGTTGAATTTCTGCAGCGCGAAAAACCGCCCCTCATCGCCCGCGAAGGGAAGGTGCCCGCTGCCTCGCTGTTCACCTCGAGGAGGCATGGCTCACTCGTAGGCGTCGGGGATGAACGGGGTCTCCGACATCGCGCGCGCGCGCTTCATGAACTGCTCATACTGCCCGAACATGCTGGCGGCATCCTGGGCGCGCTGCGCGTTCGACGCCGCGAGGTAAGCGGCATAATAGGGCACCGCGTCGGTCCACGGATACGGGATCGCCTCGGCGGTGCCGTCGGTCACGAGCGCGATCGGCACGCAATAGGTGTCCCACTCCATGTTGAACGGGTTGGCGGGGATCGGCGCGAGATAAACCGAGCCGTTAGCACCCTGCCCGTAGGCCGCCCACACCACCGGATTGTTGAGCCAGCCCGCCGCCCACGAGCGATACTTGGCCTGGAACGTCGTCCAGTCCTTGCGCCCCAGCATCGGCCGCGACGCGCCCCAGGACGCCGTGATGCTCATGACGCCGTGGATCGCCTGCACGCCGGGGGTGAGCTGCGCCTGCGTCTGGCGCGACGCGAACGTGTACACCTCCTGCCCGATCACCAGCATGTTGGCGCCGCTCACCGTGGGGGTGAGGATCGCATTGTGGCCGGCGCCGGTCGGATCGCTGGCAATCGCGGTGGCGGCGGGGTCAAACCCGGAGCCGGGCGCCACCATCGTCACCGCCGTAATGACGCCCGCCGCGATGGTCGGGGTCGCGACCGCGCCGGTGCCGCCGGACGGACTAGCGAAGGAAATCGAGGTCTGCGCGGAGTAGTTCGTCCCGCCAGCGTTGACCGCGACCGAGGCGACGAAGCCCGAGATCAGCGCCCGCACGCACTGGCTTTCGATCGCGATCTGCGAGCGCGCAATATTGATATAGGCGGTCAGGTCCGCGGTCGAGAAGTAGATCGCGGCGGGGTCGTGCAGCAGCCGCTGCGTCTGCGCGAGGTAGGCGTTGAGAGCAATAGCCCCCTCCCATTAGATGCGCTGCACATACGACGTGTCGGTGATGCCACCCACGGTCGCCGTGATGTTGGTGCCGGTGGTCGGCGCCACACCCGTACTGGACACCAGCCCAACGGTAGGCACCGCCTGGAATCCGAATCCATTATCGATGATGACGCCGGTGGCCGTGATCACGTTGCCAGCGATGGTGGGCTGGATGATGCCCATCCGCTCCTGCGTCAGCAGGAAATCGGCGATCGGGCCGGCCGTGTTGGCCGCGCGTGAGCCGGTGAGGGCGCCCGAGTTGACCAGCAGGAACGAGCCGTTCGGCACCGCAACGCCGCCGCCCGTGATGGTCAGGCCGGTGCAAACGAAGTTCATCGCCGCTGTTGCAGCGATGGTCGACGCCGGTGAGAACGTGAAGGTTGGTACCGCCGTCACCGCGTTGCCTGGGTTGGTCGGGTACATGGCGGTAAGGATGCCCGAGCCGGCGAGCGTGGCGTTGACCGTGAGGACGCCGCCACCGCCGACGGTGTCGCGAGCGTCGTTGACGAGAGTGATCCTGGGCGCGGTCGAATAGCCGGCGCCCTGGTTCACCACCGTCACGGCGTTGATGGCGCCGGCCGAGATGGTGGCGGTCGCGGTCGCCTGGATGCCGCCCGCGGGCGGCGCGTCGATGATCAGGATCGGCGGGAACAGATAGCCCGAGCCGGCCGCCGTGATGGTGACCGACGAGTTGATCGAGCCGCCGACCACCGACTGCCACACGCTGGCGCCGCCCGACGGCGTGATCGTGACGGTGCCGAAGCCGTTGGTGAGGGCCGAGCCGGCGTTGGTGATGAGCGCGCCGACCGGCGTTCCGGTGAGGTTGGCAATGCGGAAGTTGCCGCCGTCAGAATCGAGGACTTCCGGCCGAATGGCGTTGTCGGCATTGATGGTGCGCCAGGTGCCGGAGACCGGGTCAAGGAATTGGATCGACGTATAGGGCCCCGGTATCACCATGTAGGTGCCGGCCGGCAGGTTCCAGATTTCCGCCGCCGCGAGCTGGATCGTGTTGGTGAGCCCGATCGTGACCGGCGGGTTGCCGGAAAAGTTCGGAACGAGACCTTGCTGGACCGTGAGGCCGATGCCAGCGCCGCCGAGCCGTGGGAATGCCATTGTGTAAGCCCCTTATTAAGGAGGCGAAATCGTCGCGGTGGACGATTCGCTGACAGTTGCCGAGACGGTGACGGGCAGTGGATCTGCATTGAGAGCAGCCATGGCGTCATCAAGAGAGAGAGACGTTATAAGGGATGGTGTGAAGTTCACCGGCACGCTGCTAAAACTGCCGACCCAAATCCTCGTCCCGTCGCCGCTCGTGTCCATGTAGATCACATGGTCTCGATTAACGTAGATGTGTCCGGCACCTGCTGGCAGTTTGACAATCATCAGAATGCCCCGCCGGTGATGCCGCTCAGATGCATCATTGATGCTGGCTTGGTACACACCACGTTGAACGCCACGATGACCACGCCGATGTTGGCGATCTGCAGGTTCGGGATCGCGGAATAGAAGCCCGAGAAGGCGAACGGCGCATCCTCCGACATATAGAACGCCAGATAGCGCGAGTTGATCAGATACGCCTCTCCCTTCGGGCACCATGGGTCCATGAATATCGGCGTGTCCTGCAGCATCAGGCCGCGGAATCCGGCGTTAATCAGCGTGTCGGCGCCGTAGCGTGTGCCGGGCGTGGTGCGGAAACTCTCAGCCGTCATGAAGTCGATCATGAGCGTTGTCCAGTCGCCCGGATTCATGACCATGAAGTCGACCGCCTCGCCGCCGCCGCCGTTGGAAATTCCAAAAGCCGGATTTGGCGATGTCGTGCTGCCTGTCGTTGATCCGACCGACGCCTGCGTGATGTAGCGCGACATTGCCGCACGGGTCAGAATTGCGCTGGCCGAGCCAAGTGAAACGAACTGACCGCGCCAGAACGCGCCGGTCCCGCCCGAGCGCGAAATGCCGCCATAGGTGGTCACGTTGGTGCCGTCGTCGGCCGCCTGGAACAGCGAATCGACCTGCGTCTGAGCGGCCTGGTTATTGGTAAACAAGGCGTTCGAGATCGCCTGCACCGCCACCGTCTTGGCGTCGGCCATGCGCGCCTTCAGGAGCGGGATCACCACCTCGCTCGACTGGATGAGCGCCTCCATCCCCATGAACGGGATCGGCACCACGCCGAGCTTGAGGTTGAATTCGGCATTTTGTAACGCGGCCACGTCGGCCGGCTGCGGGAACGTGCCCGAATAGTCCGACCAGGAGAACGACACAAACGAGGAGTTCTGCACCGGGACGGTGACTTGGCTGACGCCCCCCTTGGCGCGCTGCGCGTTGCGCATCAAGAGCGATAGGAGTGGCGTCGCCTTGTAGAGCTGGACGACAAGCCGGGGAATGAACGCGCGCCGCGTGACGGACACGAGTTGCGAGCCGATCGCACCGCCTGGTACGATGCCGACATTGGTCTGTGGCACGATATGATCCCCTTAACAGGGGACGACGCCGCGCCGGCAGCGACGCCCGTTTTCAGCCCTCGCGAATGACTTTCATCGCTTCGCGTTCTGCCCAAGCGTCCTCGTTCTCGAACAGTAATTTTGTATCTGGCTCGTCGGCCCCCATGCCGCCGAAATTCCAACTCGTCGGCATGAAGCCGGACGCTGGCATTTCCTTCGCCGGGTTGATCTTGTCGAACAGTGCGGCGCCCGCCTCGGGGTCCGCGATCCTGCGATCGACCATCAGCTTCTTGATCTTCTCGACGCCTTCCTCGGTGTAACCCTGGTCGCGCAGCCGGCCGAACGCCGCGGTAAATTCAGCGTCCTGTTCGCGGGTTTTCCAGCCGTCGATGAAGTCGGTGACGGTCTTCTCGAGTTTGCCGAGGCGCTGCACCTCGGGCGCCTCGTTCACCCGGTCCTCGTCCGTGATGGTCGTGGGATGCAGCTCCTTGACCGCCTTCTGAAACTGCCGCCGCGTCTTGGGCGAGGTGTGCAGCTGGTCCAAGAGCTTGTGGGCGCCGCGCAGGATCGCCAGCTCGGTTTCGTCGACCTCGACCGTCATGGTGTCAACCCGTGTGCTTGATGGTCATCTCGGGCGCTTTCGGCGCGTTGGCGCGCGAACCCGGCTTCTGCGGGTCGCCACCCGTTGGCATCGCCGACTGGCGGGCGCCAATCTCGCAGATGTCCATGTTCACCTTGACGATCTGCGGGTCGGCATTGATCAGCGCGTTGTAATTGGGACCTGGGAATTTTGGCATGGGAATCTCCTATGCGGCTGCCGGAAGGCCGCCGGGGCGTCCTTCTGAGGACACCGGTGAAGGTGCAGAACCCCCCGGCGGACCCTGTCCCGCTCCGGCGAGCGAGCGCATTAGCGACTGCATCATGCCGCTCGATTGAGCGCCTTGTTGCAGGTCGCGCAGGGCTGTCTGTTGCACGCCGGGGACTTCGCCGGACGGGCTGACGTGCTTCGACACGGATGAGATGGCGTTGAGAACGGCCTTGTAAGGCTCCGACCCGGTGGCGAGCTCCGGCAAGGCTTTCTCGAGAATCTTGACCGCCTCCCGCACTTGCGCGAGCGCGTTGGCCTGCTGGCCCGGATTCCCCGTAGGGGGTCCCATCGGAGACGCGCCCATCGGCGCACGCCCGGTCAACGCGGGAGGCAGTTGTGGTGTGGCCATGGTGAGATAACCATGGCCGCGGTGAGAGTCGGACTACTTCCGACGTCCCCGACGCGACCGACGTTTGCGGGCCATGATGGTCTCCGGTCGGCAGCGAGGCGCACGCGTCATCGCTGCTGGTGGTGGCGTCCTCAGAACGCCTCAGCCACGCTTTTTGCCCTTGAGTAACAGCTCTGGATGTTGCGCCATCATTTGCTGCTGGGCCTTTTCGCGCGCTTCGGCGTGCTCCATCAAAATATCCTGGTGTGGCGGGCGCGTCAACATGATGAGGTCGGCCGGCGACAGCGCACCAGCCCTGGACAGAACGGCGGCCTTTCTCTCGATGTCGTCCTGAAACACCGGGGAGCCCGAATGGCTGTCGACCGCGATCCGGTAGTCGCCCGGCAATTGCTTGAGCAGGAACTGTTCCTTGGCCTTGGAGATGAACACCTCGGCGTCCTTGTTCTGTAAGAGCTTGAAGCAGAAATCCCCGTGCGCGCCGCCCTGCCGCTCGACCAGCAGCGCGCGGTCGCGCATCCGCGGCGAGCCGGTGCGCAGCAAGGTTGCGGCGTGCGAGCCGGCCCGCACGCCTGGCTCCCCCTGCCCCATCATGATCGGCTGGAAACCCGCCGCCTCGTCGAACCAGTTGAGGATTTTTTCGATCTGCTGGAACATCTCGGGCGGCGCCTCGGGCGCCAGCCGCTCGACCTTGGCGTTGGGCTGGTCCTCGGAAATGTACCCGTCCGGCACGTTAAGCGCCTTGTACTTGGCCTCGGTCAGGCCCTGGAATCCGATGAACGCCTTCGGCGGGCGGGCCTGCAGGCGGGTGATGCGGCGCACGTCGGCGATCGCTTCGTTGAGCATGTCCTGCAAGGGCGCGAGCGGCCCGATCTCGCTCTGACCCCAGAAATAGTTGTCGAGCCGGTTGGCGCAGACCTCGGTGAACGGGTGCTCGCCCTCGACACCAGACATGTTGCGATGGCGCAGATTGCCCTCGATCACGATGTCGGGGTCGATCACCCGGATGGTGGTGTAGTCGTCGCGTTCCGAGTCCAGCACCCACAATTCATCCATGCGCACCAGCGCACGCGCCACCTTCGGGTCGAGGCTCGGCGTCGGCGCCGACGAGATGATGACGTTGCTTTTGCTGGTCGCCCCGACGTTCATCTGCACCGGGCGCATGCCGCCGATCACGATCTGCCGCAGCGTGTCTGAGAGCGGGTCGGCCTCGTCGCTGGTGGTCCGTTTCGACGCCGAGGCCAACTCCTTCTTGATCTTGTCGTACTCGGGGTGGTCCCTGATCTGGCGGTCGAGCTCGCCCGGCGTCAGGTAGGCGGTATGGACGAACGCCTCCTGGCGGTCGAGGCCGTCGATGTCCTCGCGCAACACACCCATGAATTGCGGGTGAACCAGCCAGCTTTCTATTCCGTTGTGGCCCCACACGGTCTTGATGAAGGTCTTGCCCTCGATCAGCGACCAGTGCACCGCGTCGGCGAACTCGAGGTCGCAGCCGCGGCGGTGATAGTCGCGGTTGAGCACGCGGGCGCAGGCCGCGGCTCGTTCCACCCAGGGCTCACCGAGCACGCCGTCGTAGGAGATCGAGAATCGGATGTCGTCGGCGGAATACAGAAACGACGCCAGCCGATCGATGTGTGAAAAAATCTTGTTGTAGCGCGCCGGCTCGTTGGCGTCCGCGCTCCCCGAATAGTAGTATCCCCGCCAGCTTCCGAGCTGGCTGACGCGGTCGGGCCGCGACACTTCGCACTGCTCGATCAGGTCGCGCGCCCAGGCGCCGAGGTTCTTCTGCGGTATCTTCACGTCGATCCCCAAGACTTGACACGCGCCGGAGCGGGGATCGGTCGGTTTCTCTGTCTACACTTTGTTTGCTTTTCTGGCTACTTGGTGAGCGACGGCACACGGACGCCCAGACCGGGCAGCGCCTGCAGGATGAACAGGATCGCAACCAGCAGCGCGATCACCCAGATGATCCGCACCATCTGTGGTGGCAGCGCCAAGCCGATCTGCTCCATCACCCACAGCACGAGATAGATGACCAGCGCCAGGATACACAGATAGATCAGCAGCGTGATGATGGTGACGATCATGTCACGATGCCCTTTTGATCACCGTTCTGCCAGTCTCATCGACCAGCCGATAGTTCAGCGGCAGTTCGCCTTTTCGGCCCGCCTCCGCCATCAGGTCCATGGCGTTGTGCTGGCCCTTGGTCGCCTTCACGTCGGCGAGCGCCGCCTGCGCGACGTTCATGCGGATGTTATTGCCCGCGAAAAATTCCTTGGCCTGCGGCACCATGTTGTTCGACGACGCGGCCATCTCTTTGGCGTCGCGCTCCATCTGCTCGATCGCCTCGCGCTCCTCTTTGCTGCGCACCGGAGTCTTGGCCGCGATGTCGCCCTCGCGCATGTTGTCGTTGAAGTCGGTCAGCCCGTAGTCCTCTTCCATGATCTGTTGCGTCACGTCGACCGCCTTGCCCTTGTTGGTGCCGATCGCAAACGACTTCGGGGTCCACACCAGAACCTGCTTGCAGTAGGGACAATCAGGATCGCCGTCGTTCGACTCGCACGTGACGTCGAACACTTCCTGGCACTCGTTGCAGCGGTAGGTGCGGATGATCATTTCACGTCACTTCGTAAGGTTTCCAGCCCTCACGTTTGGCGAGTTCGCAAACGCCCTCGACAATGTCGATCGCGTCCTTGACCCGATTGGCCAACTCGTCATCGTAATCAGCAAGTTCACCGTTCGCGATCAGCAGGCGCAGCGCCTTGGTAACGCCGCCATATCTATTCATCTCGGCGAGATTGGTGAGTGTGAGTGGCTTCTTTGGATAGTTGACGGGTGGCCCCGCCTGCACTCCGGCGTTCATGCTCATGTCGTTCTCCTTCCCGCAAAATCTCGATCGCTCGGTCTCGGTATACAAATCTCATCATCGCATCCCCCACGCCCGCGCCACGTCGTCGTCCGCGCGCTGCTCCTCCTTCTTGCGAAAGAAGTCCTGCACGATCGCGTTCACCAGCGTCTGGTCCGGGTTCTCCAGCGCCGCCCGCTCCTGCCGAACCACGCTCTCATAGGTGAGATTGTTGGCGATCATGTTGGGCCTGATCCAATCGATATATGCCTTGTGCGCGAGCGCAGTCGCAAACACGCGGTCGTCCTTGTTCCTTCCCGACGCCTCGATCGCGGAACCGTCTTGTATCACGGTTTCCATTTCCTGCAGAAGCGGCACCGAGCGGACCCGCAGATGGCGCAGCGAGTAGGCGTCGCGCATCTGGTTGAGGATTAGAATCTTGTTGTCCGCGGTGGTCTTCCAGCCGTAGGCGTAGCCCGCCCCGATCGAATCCGGCCGGTGGTAGAGATACCAGCGGGTCGCCGAGAACACGTCGTCGAGCGCCCGCTCGGCCGCCTGCTCGCGCAGGTAGCCGGCATCCATCAGTTGCCGCAGGTGCTGCAGTTCGCGCATCACCGCCGGCCCCGGCCCGTTGATCTCCAGATTGATCCACACGTTCTTGTAGGAGCCCGCCAGGTGGGCGAGCACCCAGGCCACCTGATAGGTCTCGGGCGCGTCGGTCGCGTACTCGGCGACCTGAATGAGCGCGTCGGCGAAGCAGCGATAGAGCTCGATGCAGTGCCGGTCCTTGAGGTCCGAGCGCCCATAGGCGGGGTCGACCCCCACCACGTAGATGCCGTTCGGGTGCGGGTCCTCCCAGATGCGCAGTTCGGTGTCGCGGGCGCGGGCGACCTGCTCGAGCTGCGTTTCCATGAAATGTTCGGTCATCCGATAACAGTAGCCCTTGAACGCGATGTGCTCGCGCCGGATGAACGCGATGTCGTCGGCCACCCGCCTGGCCGGAAAGAACGACTTGCCCGACTCGATGAACGCCTGCTCGGCGGTCCACGGATATTCCTGATTCATCAGGTCTTCGTCGCCGATCTTGACCGTCCGCATCCAGCGATGCCAGACGATCTGCTCGGGCGCGATCTCAACGCCGTATCTCTTGGTGACCGCGCGCCCGAGCACCTCCTCGCCAGGGTCGAGCTTGCCGGTCCAATACTCCTTGAAGCGCGCATCGCCGCGCTCGACCGCGTAGTCCTCCTTCGCCCACCAGCCGATGAAAAACGCCTTCTGGGTGTGGATGTCCTCGTTGGCGTCGTTCCACATTTCCCAGAACAAATTTTTCCCGCGCGCCGTACTCTCGAACACGTACAGCCGATCCGGGTGCTTCTGCGCGAGCGACGCCATCATGGACGCGATGCCCTCCTCCGAACCCCAGCTCGAGCACTCGGTCCCATGAACGAAATTCCACGCCCGCGACCGCGCCATGGTGGCGGCGCCGGCCTTGCGCGTGCCGGCCACCACGTAGTCGAGCACCGAGCCGTTCGCCAACACCAGGTTGCTGCGATTGTTCTTGACCACGCCGGCGCGCAGCCGCCGCGGCAGCGACGCGATGTAGCGCTCGAGCAGAATGCGAAACTTGTCGCGGTTGCCCTCGGTGTCGGTGATCAGCGCACCCTGCAGGCCCTCATGCACCGAGAGCCAGAACAAATCCATCGCGAGCGAGACGGTCGAGATGCCGAGCTGCCGCGCCTTCAGGCACACGAAATGCCGCACCCCGCGGTCGAGCCCCTCGCACACCTCCTGCAAGAACCGCTGCTGGCTTCCGTACAGCCGCAGCGGCGAGACGCCGGTCTCCTTGCTGTCGATGGTGAGATGTTCGATGAACTCCAGAAACAGCCCGAGCCAATGCTGCGCGGTCATGGCTCAGTCTTCGCCTCCTGTTTGGCCATAGGTCAGGCCGATGGAAGGAGGCTCAGCGTCTACCACAAAATAACCAGCCTTCGCGGTGCCGTCAGCCTCGAACCAATAATCCGTGATCGCACCCGCCGTCGTCTGGTTGCCACGCGAACCGTGGAACGGAATTTCCCAATGGCCGACATCAAGATCGCGCGCAACCGGATAAATCTGGATCGGCACCAGGCGGTCGCCCTTGAGCCACAGCCGGCGCGCGTGAAGAAGATCGCGGACGTTCTCCTTGGTGACTGTGACAGTCATGGCGACCGACCGCCGTCGTCAGCCCAGCGATCGAGATTGCTCTGGAGCTCACTCGCCAGAGAGCGCTTGACGAGCCAATCAAACAAAAAATTGGGCTTGAACAATCTCGGCAGCCACAGCCGCGCCGTTGTCGCTGTCAACTCGTCGATAATCTTCGCAGCCGCCACCGTCGCCATCGCCGGTCCCAACCTTCCCGCCCTCAGTCGTGAGACCTACACAACCGGCGGCTCGACACTCCAATTCGGACGGTAGCCGGTGAACTCCCGCGGCGTCGATTCCGAATTGCCGTAAACGATGGTTTGACTGAGCCCCTCCAGATACTCATAGAAAACCTCTTGGGGGCCTATCTGCTTAAACACCCATGCGCCGCCACCGCGGGCCGCAGCCGCCACCGGCATCGCCGGCGCCGCCGTCGCCAGCAACCCACTGATGAATGACCGTCGGCTGATCATCACTTCCGCCGCGACCGCCGCCCCTTGCGCCGGCCACGCTTGCCGCGCTTGCCACCCCGATGTGAAGCCTGCTCAGCCTTGCCACCATACGGCATCTAAACCTCCTTGCGCCGGCGCTGCGGACCACGCGGCCAGTGCAGCCGCACCAGCCGATCACCCTCAACACGATACACGTTCGCCACCGTCGCAACGTACACCACGCCGCCCAGCGCCAGCAAATTCACCACCGGCTCGAGCGGCATCTTCACGTTCGGAACCCGCGGCGCCGCGGCATACGCTCTCGCAAACTCGCGGGTCGCAATATCAGCAGTACGGGTCGTCGATTGGAGGTCGCGCACGTCGGCCATGTCCTCACCAGATCAGGAGCGCTGCGCTGCCTCCAGCCCCTCACGAACCGACAGTGCCTGCACACATCAAACCAGGGGCCTATCTCCCAGCAGCGATGCAGGTCGGGGGCCTCCGTCAATGCAGGCAAGAGCGCCCTTCCTGCTCGTCGAATGGAGGCAGCGCTCCAAGTTCTACGCCATCATCACTGCCAAAACCACAGCGCCCCGCCGCGAGCACCAATCACCGCGCTCAGATACGGCTCTCCAAGGTCGCTCAGATCACGGCGATGAGAAACCCAACTGGCCTGGGTCCAAAAGCCAGTCCGAACCTTGACGTATGTCAGTTGGCGCTCGCCGTTAACCACCCCAACCGGGAATTTTTTCCTGGGGAAGGGGACATGTGAGGGGGATGGCATGCGGGCCGTCGGATTCACCCACCACCCCCTGTTGTTGCCGACACTCCGACAACACCATAGCCCGAAAATTTTCCCTGGGGAGGGGGATGAGTGAGGGTCTCACGCTTCAGGCCCCTTGGGGTCCCGGCCCCCCCGGGTCGCCCACCCAGGATACCATTGGTTACAAACGCAACCATCAGGCCAAAACCGAGGGAAAACCGCAGCCTTTCCCCAACCGAGGGGAAGCTAACCGTTGATATCGTTGGACAATCCGCAGACCTACTCGCCGTATCCACGTTTCGGTGCGTCTGGGGATCAGTGGAGATGTTTCACGGCACGGCGGAATCGGCTGTGAAACATCGGGCGTCGAATATGTAGGGTAGGATTCCGGTCTCGCCGTTTCTCTCATCTGAGAGCGGTTCGCGCGTATCATATTTTCCTGTGTTTGTCCAAGGTTGTGGTTTGACTAGGGGTTACGGGCGCGGATTGTTAGGCCATCGGGATACCGGATCAGATGGCGAATAGATCGCGCTGACGGCGCGCGTTGTCGAGTTTCGGCATGGTGATGGCGTAGCGGCTGACCGACGATCCATCGAAGCTGTCGGCGTTGGCGGCGGCGCACAGTGCGATGCGACGTACCGTATTGACGCGACCGACGTGGCACCAGGCGCCTTGAGCGCGCGCACGCGCGGTGCGACCGCAACGGCGGCGGCTTGCTGGTCGGAAACTTGCAGAGAATCGGTCATGTCCGTGGTGCTCCGTCGGGCTGGCGCGTGATCGCGATGTTGGCCCACATGGCGACCTCGCGGAGCTTGCGCATAAGGTAGGTTTTGTCGGGACCGGCGGGGAGTTCGGCCTCGAGCAGGTCGCCGTAAACCTGTGCTGCGTCTCGCACGCGCTGCATTGCGGCCTTCTGCTCGTCGGTCGGCTGCAGATATTGGAACGTCGAGGGATGCGACATCAGTTTCTCCGTGGTGTTGTGGTGTGGTAGCCGTGCGAGCTATTCAGGTCTTTCCTCGGCGGCTCTTTTGGCTGCGAAGATGGTCTCCCAGTCGTCGCGTGTGACGTCGCTCGGATGCTTGCTTGCTGGCGTGGCTGCTGGCGCTGCATCAGGCGGGCGAGTGAGAGCTCCCCCACGCAGCGCTGTAGCGAGCTCACCCGCCGATTTGTCTTGTGTTTCCGGCACTTCAGTGGGGGTCGCGCGCGCGGCTGCAGACTCAGAAGAAGAAGTAAGATTCTGATTCTTGGTTTGATATGCTTGAGCCGTGCTGCTTTTTTGGTGCGCGTTTGCTGTGCTGTTTGGTTGTGAGTTTGCTTGCCTGTTTGCTTGCGGTGGGCTTCGGCTTTTGCTTGGTGTTTTGCTTGCGGCCGTTCGGAGTCCGCCTTTGCTCCCGGCAACAGCTCTAACAGTGGTGAGGTGCTCGACCCGCGCGCGCTCTTTTGTCACCCGGCGGTGCGTGCCGTCCGGTTCAAAGAATGCCTCGACCGCCGGCTTAATCTTTTTCCACCGACTGATTTGAAAAAGGCGCGCAATCTGTGCGCGGCTCGTGTCGTCTGGCGGCAAGGCGCCGTGCTGCCAGCAATACATAATCAAAAGCATGTATGCGCCATGCTGCTCACAACTGAGGTGTTGCGTATCTCGGAGGTAATCTCCGATCCACAATGGCATGTAGGGAGGCGGGCTCATGGCGCCCCCTCATAGTCCGGGTTGGTCTCGGCGAACGGCTTGGCCCACATTTCGTCCCAAGTGGTTTTGATCTCCGCGAACATGCCGGCGTCGTCTCTTATCCGGCGCTCGGTTATCGTGGCGTACTCGGGGTTGAGTTCGATCAGGATCGCATTGCGCCCGAGGCGGTCAGCGACCAGGCCGGTCGTGCCAGCGCCGCCGAAAGGATCGAGGATGGTGCAGGGCTTGGTACCGATTACGATGGGGTCCTCGATAACCTGCAATCCAGACCAACAAGAACAGGAGGGCGACCAGCCGAGAGTAGTTGAATTGACGATGCCCCTAGGCGTTACGCACCATCCGGTCGAACCGCTCGACGAATAAAGGCCCTTCGTCCCACTCTTCAGGGAATCCGGATTTTGCGTCGGCTCAAAGTGCTTCTCTGTTTCCCTCACCCACGGCGCCCCGCACTTCGCGCAGCAGCCCTTCTCAGACGATCCCGCTAGGATGCAGGGCTCTATGAGAGCCGGGGGAAACGTGGCGAAATGCGCCTCGGGGAATGGGGCGGTGGCGATCTCCCATACGCTTCGTTTATTGCGGCCGTCTAGGCTTGGCTGGTCATCAGAATATGGCTCGTGATCGCTGTAATCATGGCTGTTATTAAATGCGGTATTGTTTGTGTAGCAGCCGCCGCGAAAACTCTTTTGCCTTCTCGTTTCCTCACCGACCTTTTCCCTAATCGCCTCTTGGTCAAAGAAGTACCGCTCTGACTTCGACAGCAGGAACAGATACTCGTGCGCCTTGGTGCAGCGGTCCCGCACGCTCTCGGGCATCGGGTTCGGCTTGGACCAGATGATGTCCTGGCGCAGGTACCAGCCGTCAGCCTGTAGGGCGAATGCAACGCGCCAGGGCATTCCAACTAATTGCTTGTTCAAAAATGAATCGCCGTAATTAATCCACGCGGTGCCATCCTTGCGCAGAACTCGTTTCACCTCTCGGAACACGCCCACCATGTTCACGACGTGCTCCTGATAGGTCGGCTCGAGCCCGAGTTCTGATTTCTTCAAGGCGTTGCCGTCCGCAATGTATGAGCGGAGGCCCCAATACGGTGGGCTGCAAACGCAGCAATGCACGGACTCGTCCGGCAAGGTGCGCAGCACGTCCCGGCAATCGCCCTGGAGTAGAGTTATGCTCACGCGGCCTCCCTGATCCTGCGCTCGTGGCCGGGCTGGTAGGCGATGCGCGCGTGAGCGGTGCAATAGGGCAATCCGGCATCCGCCGGCATCGCGCAGAACACGAAATCGCTGTCGCCGAGCGGCCATCGGCACTCGCCGAACTCAATGTCGCGCAGCGTCTTCCAGATTGTCGGCGGGATGACGCCGGGCGGCATGGGCGGTGCTGGCTTGGGCTCAGCGGGTCGGCCGGTTTTCCAACTCTTTTCGCGTCGCGTCGCCAATTTCAGCCGACGCACCTTCCCCATG